TTCTAAATCTTGACTGTTTCCAAATAATGCTTTACTTGAATCAGTAAACGTAATATCGTCATTTAAAGAAACTATAATATCCGTTCCGCTTGTTGTGTTTCCAAATACTAAAATTTCTGCTAAAGTATCTGTTGTAGCAAATTTGTCATCTACATATAATTTAACCGCTGCTGTTGTAGGTACAGAAATATCATTATCAAAATTTTCAATTCCATCTGCTGCTGTAATAAAAGTTAATATTCCTACATTATTAGAATCTTTTAAAGTACCAAACTCTAAAATATTAGTAACCTTAAAATCTCCTGCTGAATTTAAAAATAAACCCGTTAAATTTCCTGAACCATCTGACAGTTGTTTTAAAGATGCAGAAATAGCTGCGTTATCAATTGTTTTTATTAAACCCTCGTATGTATCAGATATTCTAGTATTAAATAGAGTTGCCATTTTTTATTTTTTTTGTTTTATTATTTTCAGTTTTTTTTAAGAAAGTTTTAAGTTTCTGAACGTTCTTTTCTTTTGGTTTGTAAATCATAATACCCAACCGTTAAATGTTGCATCTGTACTAGGGTAAATATCGTCATTCAAATTTTGTGTATATTCAGGATAAAGTGTTTGGTTAAAACTCATAAAATCAATAAATCGTCTTGAATACCATTCTGCGTTTGTTCTTGCTTTTTCTACTAAATAGTCAACCTCTTCTTTGCTAACTGAATCAGCATTTTCAGAACGGTGCTTGTACATTCCGCCATTTTTTATTTGGTAACTTGCAAAGGGTATATAATCCACTTGAGCGAACCAAATTTCCATAGGTACAATATATTCGTCTAGTAAGGTTTTCCAACGAGCATTTGCAGGTAAATCAATATTAGGCATAGCCACCGTCAAACCCTCATATAATTTTGTACCCATATAATTCTGTATGTGAATTTCTTGAGCAAGTTTTATAAACTGAATATATTTGTCCGTATCAACGTTGCCGTCAATAATTGAGTTTCTTACTAAGTCAGTTCTGTTTATAAATAATACTGTTGCCATAGTTCTTTTTTTATTTTATTTGCCTTGTGGATTATTAGGTAAAAAACCCTTGTTTGGTAAATTTCTTGGCTGTATAGAAACTTGGTAAGGATTTGTAACTTTATATCCTAAAATAGCAGCTTGTCTAGTTCCTATAATATCCTGAGCATCTTTTGTACTTGTTTCAGATAACTTGCTTTTATATGTTACCCGTCTCCACGAATGATGGCAATTTCCGCCACCCTTATAAAGCCAAATTGAATATTGGTCTGCACCTTCAGGTCCCCAACCTTTGTTTACAGTTTGAGTACCCATTGCTATTATGTCTTTTTTACGATATAATTTATTAGCATTTTTCATTGCTCTGCAAAAACTTCTTGCATTTGAGCCTACTTTTCTAGGACTATAAAAATACCTTACTTTAAAATAATTTTCACCAACTTTTTTGTCTTGAGCAGATGGGCTATTTGGGTATGCACTTCCTGTACTTACTAAATTAACTATTTTTTGAATAGTAGATAATTTTCTTTTACTTTCTTCAATAAATTCGTTTTGTCCTAATTCAGTTATTATGTTGTCAATAGCATCTTCTTTTTGGTAATCTACATCTTGTTCAAAAATAGCTTCCCATTTTTCTTCGTCAATATCTTCACCTAAAGCAATTAACTTACTTGCTACTTTTTCATCGTCTTCTGTTGAATCTGAAGAACAGCACAATTTTTCTTTTGATAACGGTACGCAATTCGGTACTTCTTTACCATCTTTAGTCTTCATTCCTATTTGTTCGTAACCATCCCAACAAGGTGACTTTAATTCCGTATGATTTTCGCAAGGCATAAAATAAATATCGCCTTCAATTTCCATTTCGTGAGAACCTGAGCAACCAATTTCTTTAGCTTTTATTTCTGCTTCTTCTTTAGTGTTGTAAGCCTCTTGTCCGTCAATTTTTTTTAGGCTAAATTTTTCCATTTCAACCCCCGTTTCTTCTTCAATTGTTTCTTTGTCTTGAATAGATGAATCCACTTCAGTAAATTCTAAAGGCTGTAACGTTGTAAAGTACAGGTTTAAGCTAATATCATTGAAACTTAACATATCATCAAAGGCATCAATTAAAAGTTCCTGAAAAGGTCTAATAACGGTGTTGTCCATCAATAAAGATGCAGTTTTAATTTCATCGGCATTGTTCCCCAAACCTGAACTGTCTTTTATCCCTAATAGCATAGGTGAAACAATACGATGCGAAACCATTATTTTCTTTGTAGCCTCGTCTGATAAAAATTGGTATTGGTTATGAGCATCTGAAAGTTGAACGGGTGTAATCTCCGCTTGAGCCTCTCTGTTATCATTAAATGCTAAAATAAATTTTCCTGCATTACTTGAGCCTGAAAACTTTTGAGCAATTTTATTCTCTATTAATTGTCTTTCTTCTTGGTTTGGAGTACCGTTGTTAAAATTAATTAACATACTAGGTGCTAGTCCGTTAAGTATATTGTTAAGGTGGTAATTTGAAACTTCTTCTTCAAGTTCNGCATACTGTAACCCCCCCTGATAGTCAACGGGTGAATAGTAATAAAATCCTGACTTATAAGGTTTGATGTAATATATCTCTATATTTTCGTTTGACATACCGTAAGCAGGTATTCTCAAAGGTTCATCGCTTTTTTTAATATTAGCCCAATCTTTAAAATAATAGTAAGCAGGAATTTCTCCGTCTGAATTTGCTTTTTCTGCTCTCAAAGTTTCAATAGGCATATGCTCTATTTGAGCAATTTTCTTTCTGTCCTTTGAATAAATAATTTGAACAGCGCATTGTCCCATTAATTTTAAATCATAACAAAGTTTTCGTACTACATTTTTCTTAAACAAAGAAATCATTTGAGCATACTCATTTGGTTTTCTGCTTGAATTAGTAGCATTTAATCCTTTTCCGTAAATAGCTTGACTTATACCGTTGATTGCAGCGTTATTGGTTGGGCTTCCATTATATCTGTCTATTAGATATTGAAAGTAATTGTTATCCGCCCCATATTCGATATAGTCCTCGCCATTTACTTCTTTAATTTCAGGGCTTGTATATGTACTTAAATTTACAAATCCAAACTCTGAAACTTTTGATGCTTTTTTAAATTGTCCTTTGTTATTTCTTGGTCTTTTATTTTCCATATTTATGGTACTGTGTAAGTATTATCAAATCCTTTATATTCTATATACTGACCTTTATTTAGTTTGAAATATTCATTTTGTAATTGGTTTACATCTTGGTCTGTACAGAATATTTTATCATTATAAAGGTCTAAAACTTGTCTTTCGTTTTCATTCCATTTAAAATTATCTAATTGCCAAAATTCGTAATTAGTATTCCAAATATTATAATTAACAAATAAAGATAGGTTAAAATAATGAGCCTCAATTAATTTAGGGTTAAATATATTTTCAAAGGTTAAATAATTACCTTCTTTTACAGAATCAAGAATCCTGTAAATTTTTGTCACATTGGTGCTGTCATCCCTAATACTCATAGAGAACGAGGCTGCATATTCTCTAGGTATTACCGATAGGCTTTGTGCTAATTCTGATGTCGTAAGTATAATCATTACATATATAACGTAATAATTTTAGTAATTTGTAAAATCATTATCCAAAAAAAAAGCACCCTATAAAGGATGCTCAATTTACTAACTAAATAAAATATTAATTATACTGCTGTTGGGTCAATTTGAGTACCTGAAGCATTTACTGCCGTACTTAAGAAATAAGGTGCAGTTTCTTCCATTCCTTCAAATGTTAATGTAAAACCTGAAAGGTCTCCTGCTGCTGCTCCTGTCACAACCGTACCGCCCGTGGCTTCCATTCCATTTTCTAGTCCACAAAGAAAATTATTGCCGTAGTAATCTACTACTACTACGTAAGGGCGACCTAAAGCAAGAATTTGTAATTCCGCTTGAGTTTTAGCGTCTAAATAGGTTAATGTTAAATTTAAAGTTTGAGTATAAAAAGTTGTACCATTTTCTCTGCTTGAAGTAACGCTAGTTTCTAAACTAGAATTTCCTTTTACATCATATTCATACCATACGGGTGCAGGTGAACCCTCGACAATACTTGCCTCTTTTGTTGTATTATCTACTGCAATACTTGAAATCGTTCCAAAGTCTGCGAATAGTACGGTTTTAATTCCGCCAAATGCTGATTTGCAGGGTACTTTTCTACCCGTTGTTAATGCACACGCCATAGTTTTTATTGTTTTTTTAATGAAAAAAGGGTAGGTAGATAAACTACGTACCCTCTTTTTATTGATTAATTATTAATTCTAAGTATAAGATACTAAGTCAGAAGCGATTCCAAACTGAACTGAACTTGTAAACCTCATAACCATTCTCACATTGTTTGAAGCATCAAGGTCAGCCATATCTAAAACCTTCACAGAATTTGTATCGTTAAGCAAACCTGTTCCAAAGTATAAATTTGAACGTCTTGCTACATACATTTTGTCATCACTTAGTCCTTGAGCAACAAATATCTTAACACCGTTTACCGTTAAACTACCGTTATTCCACCATTGTGTACCCATTCCGTTAACACCATTTGCGCCAAGTCCGTTAGCTGCAAAGCCTCCTAATGCTTGAACATACAATTTAGCTGCTTTACTACCAATATAAAGAAATAAATCTTCTTTTCCATATAAAGCTGCAGGAATTACTGCTACCGTGTCAGATAACTTTTCAATTATATTTGCTGCTGTTAATGCTACACCACCACCGATTGCTTGTGCTGCAGGAACATCTCCTGCTACTACTGCTGCTGCGATTAATTTCTCGAATCCATCAAATGAATTGTTAGAAGCTGCTGCCGTATCACCTTGCCAAATATTAAATTCAGTATTTTGTGCTACTTCTGATGCAACGTGTGCAATCATAAAATCTGCAAATTTTGGAGGTAAAGTTTGACCTAAACCGTAACCCATACTTTGAGATTCCCAATCGTTTACAAAATCGTATTTACATAATTGTAAGTTTACTTGTAATTCAACAGGCTGAATAATTCTTTCTGTTAATGTTACAGAACTATTTGGTGCAAAATCACATCCTGCTGCCGTTACTAAAGCACCCGTAGCCAATTTCTTAATTACTTCTTTAAAAGAGATGTTTGCCTTTACTGTTAATCCACCGTCATCAATAGTTGATGCAGATAATAAAGCTGCTGCAATATACTCTCCTGCAAATTCTCCTGCATAAGTAGTAGTGATGTTAGTAGCTGTTGCTAATTTTACTTCGTTTAATTTACTCATTTTGTTTATTTTTTATTTATTTAATCTACTTAATACTCTGTCTAATGCTGATGCTCCAAATTTGTTATTTTTTACAAATTCAACTTTTTTCTTAGTTTTTCCAACTGTTTCAGGATTGTGTTTAATTGGTTTAGCAGATGCTTGTGAAAGGTCTGCTTTTTCAACTTCAGAAAATTCTTCTTTTACAGTTCGTGATTTTAAAACATTTTGAGGTTCAACCTCTAATTCTTGTTCTTCTTCTACATCAGTCATTTTAGATTCTTTGTCTCCTTTTAAATCTGCGATAGCATCTTCAAGGTTTTGAATCCTTTTTTCCATTCCTTGCCAATCAGCAACGTCAGCTTCTTCGGCATATTTTTTTTCTTCAGGATGGTCGCCTTCAAGGTCTTCAGTAATTTCTTCACCTTCTTCAGTTTCCTTTTGAGGTGCATCGTCTGCAACGTCTCTAACATCTGCAATAATTCCTTCTTCAGAAACTACAATTAAACGTCCATCTTCAAGTAAATACTCGCCAACAGGCATTGCTACTTTTTCATCGTCTGTAACAATAAAAATTTCATTGTCTTTTTCAAATGATTCAGCACTAATTACTGTACCATTTTCTAACTTCATTTCTTCAAGTTTAACCTGAATGTTTAAAAGTTCTTTAATTTGATTTAGTTTACTTTTCATAATTATATATATAACGGTTTATTTATTAAAATTTGTATTTTCGCTTATTCTTTTGTAATAACTCCTATGCCTTGCGCCCTCATAGAGCCGTCACAGCACTTTATTGAATATGTATTTTCATCCCAACATAAACAAGCCCTTTGCCCCCCTTTAGGTGACGTCCTACTTCCTATCTTTATGTCTTCTCTATTCGCCATTTGTTAGAATTTCTTTTATTTGGTTTACTAAAATGAGTTCTTTTTCGTCTTCAGACAGTTCATCTTTAGCTAATTGTTTAGGTCTCTCCATTTTATCAGCAAAGTAACCTTCTATTGAAAAGCCTTTTACCTTATTTGTTTTGACGTATTCATTCCAAACATCATCGTTATGTACCTTGACAGCACCCATCCAAGTTCCAACGGGTACGTTTAGCCCATACTTGCGAGATTTATCGTGTACTTCGTCCTCTACTAGCCAACTCTCTACTAAAGTTAATCCATTTAAAACCTTGTCGTGTTCTAGAGTTGAATTATTTTGATACCCATTTTTAAGATACATCTGTGATGCTTTAGCAACTGTGTCTTTTGAGAAAAAAATATAATATTCACCATCGTCCCCACTTCTATAAATAGGTTTATTTGGAATTAATAATGCACCTAGCAATATTTTCTTTTCAGCATTTACTTCTGCTAATTTAATTTCTTCGGTTTTTAAAGCAACAAAGTCAGATTCTATGGCAGGGTTTTCTACTATTGAAATAGCTTCAATTCCACTTTCTTCTTGTTCTTCGTCTAATACTAGCTCAATTATTTTCATATTAATATAACGTATTTAATTTTAAAATTTGTGTTTTAGATTGATGCCCCTGAAATGATGTTTCTATCTAACTCTTGTGCC